TAAAGATTAGACCTATTATGTACATAGACCTGATATATCAATTGTTTCATTATTTTGTTACACCGTATACTATTGTTTTTTCTCTTCCACCTAATCCAGATGAACCGAATCTATCAAACATTTTTAACCCTAATTTTTTAATAAGTTCTATCATCTCTGAATCAGAAATTTCTACAGGGTCCCATGCTCGAGAATTTAATTTAACACTTTTCTCTATAAACATTCTTCCTTTATCACAAAGTTGATTTGACCAAATTGTTATTGTATTTTCTATATCGTAGGCATGGTCAATACTATTTGAGTATATAATATCAAATTTATCAATCCATTCCTCTCTTATTTCATTGAAGTCGTGTTGAACAGTCATAGGCCAAGATGATATTCCTATCTCTGAACCTATGACTTCTGCTTTAGGATAATAATATTTAAAATATTCTTGCTCTTGGCCTCTACGAGTACCATGGCATAAAACATTTTGAATTTTAGGGCCACAAATATCAAATATTTTTTTAATTGTTTTTTTATCTACAAATGACATATGTTGTTTATGTTCATTTGCTTCTTTCTGTGATTCCACATATTCATTATAATTTTTATATTCAAATACTTTCATTATTTTTTAGTTGTGTCGCCATTCTTTTTAGCATAAGCATTAGCACCAAAAAATGCAGCAACCAAACCAGCAGCAGCAACAAAATATGTTGGTGCAATATCGGCAAGTAATTGACCGCCTTGTTCTTGTCCAGTAAGTGCACAAAGGATAATTGCTACAGGATATAATAAAATACCCCATAGTGCGAACCAAGCCATCTTTCTGATTTGGTCTTCTTTTTTATCTTCGTTTTCGTGTCGGATTTTTTGATATTCTAATTCTTCTATTTCTCTTGCTCTTTGCATTTCTTCATCACTAACTATACCATCACCATCTGCATCAAGAATCTCATAACTTGAATTATTCTGTAGACTCTTCGCCATTAGTAATTCCCTCATGGTTGTCGATAATTTGTAGAGCAATTTCTTTTGCTTCTTCAAAATTATCTCTTAAAGAATTAGATTTGTAACCTTCTTTTACAAACCATTTGAGAGTATTTATATCTGACTTGTTTTTATCATCTGGAAATTTAAAGTCCAAAGTTATTTCTTCAAACTTATATCTTAATTCCAATGTTTCAAAAAATAGGTAATTTATTTGTTTATTCACCAATTATCCTTTCATATATTTGTTTCCAATCAGAACATACCGTAATTCCTGTGGTATCTTCTAGCTTTGTATAAGGGTGCTTAAGTAACATTGAGTCAAAACCAAATTTTGCTCCTACAAAAGCATTCTTAACCTTATCTTCAATCCAATAATGTTCTGGATATATGTGTGAATAATGTTCTAGGATTTCATCTTTTTCAGCGGCTGTATCAAGATAATCAACCCCTTGAATTGCATTACCAAATATTCTTTTAAGATTTCTAGTTCTTAATTCTTGTGAATATGGATTCAATGATAAAGAAGTAATCACTTGAAATGTGTAACCCAATTCATATAATTTTTGTACATATTTAACTGAATCATATAATGGTGGTAAGAAACCAATATTAGATGAATTATTAAATTGTAATATTTTTTGATTAATATCTTCAGATGTCATATTATATCTTAATGTCTGGTCATATAGGCGAACATCACCAGTTGCAAATATATTATGTTCTTTCATCATATAATAGTCAAATGAATCTCTCCAATTTAGAAGAACTCCATCAGCGTCTGTTAATATAGTATAATTTCCGTGATACATTATGCAAAACTCCTTTCGTTAAATTGTCTTGTTCTGTAAATATCCATTGCTCTATCCCAAAGGTCATTAGCAGTATTATTTTCTGTAAAACCATATTCTTTTGAATAATCCATACTTGAACTAGTGTAGATAGTATCAATAATACCATCATTTTCCATAGCCTCATAAGCATAAGATAAGAAAGCAGGGTCTGAGGACCTAGCAATTACTTCAGTTTTAGTGAAATATTCATTAAAATCTTCATTCCAATATTTTTCATTAAGATATTTTGTAATGGTTATTTGACCATCCTCAGCACCTAATATATAATCAAATGCTTCTTTGTTATGTTTAACTTGTTTTGTCATAATTTTTTCTCCTCATTAATTAATTATAGTACTACTATATAACAAAAAAATACAAATGTAAACAAAAAAATGCGTTTTTGTTAAAAAAAGTTTCCTTTTAGAACAATCACTTATAACTTTGTTAACAAAAAAATAAAAATATATTCGGTTTTATTAAATTTTAATATATAATATATACATTATGGATTTAGAAAACATATTAAAACAATGGCAAAGTGACTGTGAAATACCTAGTATGCATTTAGATGATGCGTCAAGGAAAACTCCTGTTTTACATGCGAAATATATGGAGATGTTGGCAAAGGCCAAACTTCAGTTAAAACGATATGAATTTGAGCAGAAAACACTACTCAAAAAGAAATGGTTATATTACAATGGTAAAATGGACGAGGACACATTAAAAGAATTAGGTTGGAACCCAGACCCATTTGACGGCCTTCGAGTATTAAAAGGCGAAATGGATTATTATTATGATGCCGATCCTGAAATACAACTATCAGAAGAAAAAATACAATATTATAAAACTATTATAGATACATTGACAAACATAGTTGATACAATAAAATGGCGACATCAGACAATACGAAACATAATAGACTGGAAAAGATTCGAATCGGGCTCATAAACCATTCCAATCTTCAAATTGAATGTGAAAGATCTATTGCCTATGAATTGATAGATTATTTTTCCTTTTTTGTACCTGGTTACAAATATATGCCAGCATATAAAAATCGTGTCTGGGACGGTAAAATAAAATTATTCAATCAAAATGGCCAGTTACCTACTGGTTTATATCAGCACTTATTATATTTTTGTAAACAGAATAATTATGAAACCGAACTTATGGAAAGTAAGTACGGATACCCTGATGAAAATTTTTCAATAGAACCTCAGCAATTATATGATTTTATTAAAAGATTAAACCTTCCATTTGATGTCAGAGATTATCAATTTGATGCTGTAATGAATGGCCTGATGAAAAAACGCGCTATACTCTTGTCACCTACTGGTTCTGGTAAATCATTAATTATTTACATATTGGCAACATATTGGTTACGAATGATAACGGAGGGCATAAGGTATCCACACGCAGGACGTGTGTTAGTAATTGTACCTACAACATCACTTGTTGAACAAATGTATAATGATTTTATTAATTATGGATATCCAAAGGAATCAATACATAGAATATATTCAGGTAAGGATAAAAATATAGATTCAGCTATTGTTGTAAGTACCTGGCAGTCAATTTATAAAATGCCAAAAAATTGGTTTGACCAATTTGGTATGGTAATTGGTGATGAGTGTCACGGATTTAAATCAAAATCATTAATGTCAATTATGAATAAATGTACTGAAGCCGCGTATCGGTTTGGTACAACAGGTACTCTTGATGGTGCATTAACTCATGAATTGGTACTGCAAGGATTATTTGGTAAAATTGTAAATGTGACCACTACAAAATCATTACAAGAAAATGATACACTTGCACAATTGGAAATTACAAGGTTGGTATTGGAACATGATTTACAGGTACGAAAATACTGGGGTAAAAGAAAATATCAAGATGAAATTGATTATATTGTTACATATGAAAAAAGAAATAAATTTATATCAAATCTAGCCCTATCACAGAAAGGTAATACACTAGTATTATTTCAATTTGTAGAAAAACATGGTCAGCCATTATTTAATATGATAAGAGATAAGGCTGATGAAAATAGAAAAGTATTTTATGTATCAGGACATGTTGATACCAACGATAGGGAACAAATAAGGAACATTACAGAAAAACAAAAGGACGCGGTTATTGTTGCGTCATTAGGAACATTTAGTACAGGAATAAATATTAGGAATTTACATAATATCATATTTGCATCTCCAAGTAAATCACAAATAAGAGTTTTGCAAAGTATAGGTAGAGGATTAAGGAAAAGTGATAATGGTGAGGCCACAAAATTATTTGATTTAGTTGATGATTTAAGTCACTTATCATATAAAAATTTTGCTTTACTACATGGGTTTGAAAGACTAAGGATATATAAAAAGGAAAAATTTAATTATAAAACATACAAGGTAGAAATATAATGTTAAAACAATTTAAATTAACCAATGATGAAGAAATCGTTTGTGAAATTGTACAGTGGCCAGAAGATGTAGATGAACCGGTTATTATAAAAAAGGTATTAAAAATTAATTCATCAGATAATTATTTGTCCGGTACAAAATATTATTCGTTACGACCTTGGATGTCCTTTTATGATAATATTGACCTTTTATATTCATTAAATCCTTTTCATATACTTGGTGAAATTGAACCATCAGATGATTTAAAAGAACTTTATTTAGAAACCTTACAAATGATTGCAGAAGATTTGATGGAAGGTAAACACAAAATGAGTAAGGTTGATACCAAGTTAAAATCAGAAAGAGAAGCAGCACAGGAAATATTAAAAAACAATTCTGAATTATTTGATAGTTTAACAGAGCAATATGATTTGGATTTTAGAATGGATAGAGATTCTGCAGAGGAAAGATTATCCAATATTGTTTCATTTAAAAAACCAAAAGGAACAGTTCATTAGGCCCCTACACCAACCAACCCAAAGGGCTTAATTTATTATACACCCATTTTAAGGAAATGTAAACACGTTTTTGAAAAAAAAATATAAAAAAAATATATTTACTTTGATGATGGAAAATTATATAATGGTTACATATACTTAAGGAATTTTATTATGCCTAGAAGAAAAAAGAATCATGCACATTATGTAAACAATAAGGACTTTTCACAAGCAGTTGTTGAATATGTGAAAGAGGTTGAAAAAGCAAAAAAGAATAGAGCAAATCAATTACCAGTTGTACCTGATTATGTTGCAATATGTTTTATGAGAATTGCAGAAGGTTTATCACATAAGGCAAATTTTGTGGGATATACCTATCGTGAGGAAATGGTTATGGATGCCGTTGAAAATTGTTTGAAGGCAATATTAAATTATGACATTGACGCGGCAACTAGAACAGGTAATCCCAATGCATTTGCATATTTTACACAAATTGTTTGGTATGCTTTTTTACGAAGAATTGCAAAAGAGAAAAAACAACAAGAATTAAAATTAAGATATTTAACAGAAACAGGTGTTGAGGATTTCATTGCCGATGATGTTTCAGGTGCAGGTGACCAACAGGTTATTTCACACTATGTAAATGTTCTTAAGTCTCGTATAGATAGAGTAAAGGAAAGTGATAAAGCCTTTAAGGAATATGTTGTACGTGAAAAGAAAACAAGGAAAAAGAGAACAGTGCATGCTGACTCTGATCTAAGTGAGTTTTTATAATGAAAATTGCCATATTGAACGATACGCATTGTGGTGTTCGTAATGCGTCTGAAATCTATTTAAATAATGCAGAACAATTTTATACAAATATATTTTTTCCTAAATTAGAGGAAGAAGGTATAAAACATATCCTACATTTAGGTGATTATTATGACCACCGTAAATTTGTTAATTTCAAAGCACTTACACAAAACAGAAAAAGTTTCCTAAACATATTAAGAGAGAAACATATTACTATGGATATTATTCCAGGTAATCATGATGTATATTATAAAAATACAAATGAATTAAACTCTCTAAAAGAATGTTTAGGTCACTATATGAATGAAGTGAATATTATAATGGAACCAGAAGTTAAGAGATATGGCTCATTAAATATTGCTTTATTGCCATGGATATGTGCAGAGAATTATGAACACTCTATGGAATTTGTTAAAAATTGTAAAGCAGATTGGTTAGGTGGTCACTTGGAATTAAAAGGGTTTGAGGTATTACGAGGCCTTAAGGCTCCAGAAGGTATGGATCCAGGTATATTTAATAAATTTGAAATGGTATTAAGTGGTCATTATCATTGTTCATCACGTAAGGATAACATTTGGTATCTAGGTTCACAATTGGAATTTACATGGAACGATGCTCACGACCCAAAATATTTTCATATAGTAGATACAGAAACAAGAGAAATAACAAAGGTACAAAATCCTTACACATTATATCATAAAATATATTATGATGATAAAAAGAACGATTATCAAAATTTTGATACATCAATATTAAAAAGTAAATTTGTTATGGTGGTTGTTATTAACAAAAC